TACAGGTGAGTTAGGTATGATACTAGCACCCACAGGTGTTGGTAAATCAACTATTTTGACAAAGTTTGCTAACACCGCAGCAAACACTGGTCACAAAGTAGTACAAATATTTTTTGAAGATACTCAGACACAAATTAGACAGAAACATTTCACATGTTGGTCAGGGTTTAGTACCGATCAGCAAGTTGAAAGTCCCGAGGCTAAGTTAGAGACAATATCGAAAGCACGTGAATGTCAAGAAAGAGAAAGTTTTGGTGGTTTAAAAATTATCAGAATGGAAAATTATAACACCACAGTTAGTGATGTTAAAAGAAAATTATTAAAATTGCAGTCACAAGGGTTTAAGGCGGATTTAGTTGTTATTGATTATGTGGATTGTATGATTGCAGATAGATCAAAAGGATATGATGAAGAGTGGAAAGGTGAGGGTTCTGTAATAAGACAATTAGATGCGATGTGTTACGACCTAAACGTGGCATTGTGGACAGCATCACAAGGTAATAGAAGTTCAATATCTGCGGACATTGTAAATGTAGATGATATGGGTGGTTCAATTAAAAAGGCACAGACAGCACATATAATTCTTTCTATTGCAAAGAGTTTAGAACAAAAAGATAATAAGACGGCTAATATGAGTTTAATTAAGTCGCGAATTGGTAGAGACGGTGTGAACTTTAACAATTGTAAATTCGATAATGAATTTATGGATATCGATGTTACGGAACAAGAAACTTTATTGGGTCATCAAATGAGGAAACAAGAACAAGGTATTAACCGTGCAGCAGAGATATACAAACAGACACACAACATTAATTAACTTAACTAAATACATTAAAAACATGAGTGAAAAGATTTTACAAGAAAATCCTGGACGATTCGTCCTATTCCCAATAACACACAACGATATTTGGAAATACTATAAACAACAAGAGGCGAGTTTTTGGACTGCGGAAGAAATTGACTTACAACAAGATGTGAGTGATTGGACCAATAAATTAAACGATGATGAAAGACATTTCGTAAAACACGTATTGGCGTTTTTTGCAGCGTCTGATGGTATTGTCAATGAAAATCTCGCGGAGAATTTTATTAATGATGTACAGTATACTGAAGCAAAGTTCTTTTATGGTTTTCAAATTGCGATGGAGAATATCCACTCAGAGACTTATTCATTATTAATTGATTCATTAATTAAAGATACGGAAGAACAAGATAGATTGTTTAATGCAATTGAAACTATTCCTGCAATTCAAAAGAAAGCGGAATGGGCACTTAAATGGATTGAATCTGATTCATTTGCAGAGAGACTTATTGCATTCGCAGCGGTGGAGGGTATATTCTTTTCAGGATCATTCTGTTCTATATTTTGGTTAAAGAAACGTGGTTTAATGCCGGGTCTAACATTTTCTAACGAATTAATTTCGAGAGATGAGGGATTACACTGTGATTTTGCATGTCACTTATATAACAATCATATTGAAAATAAATTACCTAAAGGAAGAATCGAGGAAATTATTCTTTCCGCATTGGAAATAGAGAAAGAATTTATCCTTGAGGCACTACCTGTTAGGTTAATCGGTATGAATGCGGATTTAATGGAAAAATACTTGGAATTTGTTACTGATAGATTGTTAGATTCTTTAAATATTAAAAAGAAATTTAATACTGAGAATCCATTTGACTTTATGCAAAACATAGCATTACAAGGAAAAACTAACTTTTTCGAGAAAAGAGTGGCGGAATACCAAAAAGCGGGTGTTAATAACGAAACCGAAGAGGATATAGATTCTGCGTTCGGAGATATGGATTTTTAACAACTAAAAAAGATGAAAGTAAAAAAGAGAAATGGTTCCTTAGAACAAATGAAATATGACAAGATCACAAGGAGAATATCCGCACTGTGTTCTGATCTAAACTTAGATTACGTAGACCCCACATATATTACTTTAAAGGTTACACAAGGAATATATGATGAGATAACCACAACAGAGTTAGATACTTTGGCTGCGGAGACTGCGGCGTCTATGACAACCACTCATCCCGATTATGCAAAACTTGCGGGTAGACTAGCGGTTACTAACTTACATAAAACAACACCTAAAAAGTTTTCACAAGCAATAAAAGAATTATATTCTTTTATCGAACCAAGGACAGGTAAAGAATCCTCATTAATATCTGACGATTTATATGAATTCGTTATGAAAAACAAAAGTGTCATTGATGGTGCGGTTGTACAGGAAAGGGATTTTGATTTTGATTATTTTGGGTTTAAGACTTTAGAGAGATCATATCTATTAAAAATTAGTGGTAAGATAGTTGAGAGACCTCAATACATGTATATGAGGGTTGCAATGGGAATATGTGATGGAGATATAAATGAAGGAATAAGGATTTATAATGACTTGTCTCAACACTTCTATACTCACGCAACACCAACCCTATTCAATGCAGGTACAAGACGACCACAAATGTCATCTTGTTTCCTTATTGGTAATAAAGGTGATGATATTAATTCGTTATTTGATACCGTAAAGGATGTTGCTAATATATCCAAATGGGCTGGTGGTATTGGGTTACACGTACACGATGTAAGAGCGAAAGGTTCGTACATAAAAGGTACAGGTGGTGAGTCCGACGGGTTACTACCAATGATGAAAACCTACAACGAAGTTGCGAGATGGATAAATCAAGGGGGTAAAAGAAAAGGGTCATTTGCAATATACCTTGAACCATGGCATGCAGATGTCTTCGAATTTATTGACTTAAGAAAAAATCATGGTAAAGAAGAGATGAGGGCGAGAGATTTATTTCTCGCAATGTGGACTCCTGATTTATTCATGGAAAGGGTTAAACAAGATGGGGATTGGACTTTATTCTCACCTGATGAAGCACCTGGTTTGTCAGATGTATATGATTCATCAGAATCTAAAAACTTTACTAAGTTGTATGAAAAATATGAACAAGAGGGTAAAGGTAGAAGAGTGGTGAAGGCGAGAAAACTTATGGACGCGATATTGACAGCACAGATTGAAACAGGTACACCATACATGTTATATAAAGATGCCGCTAACTCTAAATCAAATCAAAAGAATTTAGGAACCATTAAGTCATCTAACCTATGTACTGAAATTATTGAATATAGTTCACCTACAGAACAGGCGGTTTGTAACTTAGCGTCTATAGCATTACCAAAATATATTATAGATGGTGAGTTCAGTCACAGTTTACTATATGACTATGTCTATCAGGTAGTAAGGAATTTAAATAATGTAATTAACTTAAATTTCTACCCTACAGAAGAAACTAAAAGATCTAATTTTAGACACAGACCAATTGGGTTGGGTATACAAGGTTTGGCGGATGTATTCTGTAAACTTAAAATACCTTTTGAATCAGAAATTGCGGATACACTTCAAACAGACATATTTGAAACCATCTATTTTGCGGCAATGACTTCATCTAAAGACATTTCTTCTGATGTTGGACCATATGAATCCATATCAGGGTCACCTATAGAAAAAGGTATTTTCCAATACCAAATGTGGGGATTAAAAGATAAAGATTTATCAGGTAGATGGGATTGGAAATCACTCAGAAAAGAGGTGGTTAAGTACGGTGTAAGAAATTCACTTCTATTAGCACCTATGCCGACAGCATCTACAGCACAAATATTAGGTAATAATGAGGCGTTCGAACCATTTACTTCTAACCTTTATTCAAGAAGAACATTAGGTGGTGAATTTATTGTAATCAACAAACATCTTGTGCAGAGTTTAATGGAAAATGATTTATGGAATGATGAAATCAAGAATAAACTTATAATGGAGAATGGTTCTGTACAGAATATTCCTGAAATCCCTGTTGATGTTAAGGAAGTTTACAAGACTGTTTGGGAAATGTCTCAAAAAACATTACTGAATATGGCGGCGAAAAGATCTGTTTTTATTGATCAATCACAGTCACTTAATCTTTTTATAAGTAATGCTACGAAGGCGAAGTTGTTGGCAGCACACTTACATGGATG